GAAAAACGAGTATTTTTAGTCATCCTGTTTACCTCTTTCTCAGGAAGTTTAGTCTCCAGGATTCCCGGGGCGGTTCAGAATGACTAGTTGTTGCCAATAAATTCGTAGGTCAGGAGCCCCGTTAGCTAAGCCTTTACCAAATTCGACGCGATACGGCATTCCATCCCGCAAAAAAAGATTAGGGCACAACTCATCAAGTCCATGGGAAGATACTGCAAATTCGTGCCCCAACTTGAAAGCTTTGGCACAAAGTATTTTCCTGATTTCACTGAATTTATTAGTTCCTTGGTGCTCATAATCAGCATCTAGAGCCCAAAAATCGCGCCTATTACTGAGTACATAAGCCATGATTGCCGAAACCAAGTCTTTAGGTTCTAATTCTCGTTCCAATGTCACAAGTATTTCCGGCAATGGTTCTACGTCTTCGTTATCTTTTCTTTTTGTATGGAAAAAGTAGATTGTTGAGCGGACAGCTTTCCAGCCTTCACCCCAAGGGCGATGGGCATGTAACTTACGAGCCGCATCAATTAATTTTGACCTTATTCCTCCATGACGCCAAATCCAGCGAAATTTATCAGCCAAGATCCGCCTGGCATCATCTTCAAGCTCGGGCACTCCTGAGGTTCCTAATCTCACCAAAATATCGATGAAGGCGAATAGCCACGCAACAAGTTCATCGTAACTGGGTCGAAATCCATAATCTCTTGGCCTAGCACCAAACTCATTAATTCCGAATCCTGTCCACGGAGGTCCGCCGAGAGCAGTTTCAAGCATTTCGATCCCCATCCTTCTACGTTCGGCCATACTTGAATCAATGCATTCATTCATGATCGCAACACGTTGTTCTAAAGAGGCATGGGTACCGGATAGATAAGGTTGGAAAAACCTCTTTATCTTATTTCGAGCCGAATCATAATTATTGCTCGCGCTTTCCTGGTCTGCGATACGGATTAAGAGCTTAATGCATCGTTCAAAGTATTTCGATTCATATGCAAGTAACTGCAACAATTTGATAATTGCTGTTCGTTGTGGGTTGTAGCGTGATTTAAAATGCTCAAAATTAGACGTAACAAGCGTTTCTTCAATCCTCTCAAGCAAAGTTCCTGGGGCAACTGGAGCGATATAATTTAGAATGCGTGTCGATACATCATCTAGGTCTATTATTTTTCCAAGCAGCCCTTCGGGCTGTAACCAAGCTTCAACAATCTCTTTAGCCACAGCATGGCTATGCAATAGTCCCAACCTGTGCGCGAACGACATCAATAATCGTTGCCGATCCGGAGCTTCAAAGGTCGTTCTAAGTTGATCAATCGGAATACTATTAAGTGCAGATGCTGCCAACTTGTTAGCAATGGCATGGGGAAGGATGGCTCTCCAGTGGGATCTTTTCTGAACAATGTGACGTTCCATCAACTTCGTAACAGCTTTGAATAACTGGATTTTGGGATACCCAGAGAGCACACCCAATATTTCCAGTTCATCGGTAGCTGCATCTGGACTAGATATCGAGAACGAATACACCAGTGACAATATTTCAGCTTGCTCCCGTAAATGGCCGTCGGGATGATTACGTTGTTCAAACAAGCGATTAAACAACTGCGCATCTGAAAGTAGGGCTAAACTCTCACCTTCTTCCACTCTTTCCGCTATAGCCAAAGCCACTCTTGCATTCCCATCTGCGAACTCTGCAATCCGACGGGCATTATTCTGACCAATAGAAGGGAAGCGACGGATAAGAAGTTGCTCTGCCACGTCTGGACCATCTGTCTCAATGTGGATGACCTCAGTTGTCTGTGGTTTGTCATCCCTAATGTCGTACTCGATCGTGATGAGACTTACTTCTTTCCCTGCGGCTGATACTTTGCTGGCAAGCGAAGCATGGAGTTCTGATGGGCAATTATCAAGGATCATAATTGCTCGCCGGCCTTCAGCGAGCAGGTTATCAAGCATTGCTGTAGCCGACGGTACTGGCTCATAGCCAGTATCAACATAAATAGCTACTGTTCGGTCAAGCGCATCTGTTCCAACAGTTTCATCAAAGAGCGCCTGAACGATTCGAGTCTTCCCAACACCAGACAATCCTGTAATACGAACAGCCTTGTTTGTCGAACGGATCAGTGCTCGCATTGGGTTAATTGCTTCATCAATTTTGAGTTTTTGCCCCTTTCCCGATGGTAAAGTAATGGTTACGCCTGGGGCTGAGATTAAAGTGTCTATAACACCTTGTGGTGGATTGCTCCAGGCTCCGTAGGGTTGCCAACCGGAATACCCTTGCCCAAGCTTTGCTTTTACCCACAGCATGACTGATGGATGTTGGCGCAACCATTGGATGAGTTTGGAGCGGTCGTAGAAATCAAGATGAAGATAACTTTCGTTAGGATCATCTTTTACTGCATCCCTCATCGCTTTGAGACGATCCTTCTTTCCTGACGGCGAGCAATCATCACCCAGGCTGACAATGATGTAACTGCCTTGCTTTCTGGCTTGTTCAGAAATGATGGGAGAAAGTGCTTTGCCGGTGCCAATTTCCCTCTCAATTGCAGACTTAGGCATCTTATGTTTCTTTGCCTGAAAGACCGTATCAGGTCTTACAAGAAAGCCTGCTTTCAGTTGATCAATTGGAACCTGAACATGGATGTCAATTCCTCCGTCAGGGGCTGTAATTGAACCAGACCAATTTACACATGCTGGGCTATGGCCGTGCATTGCCACTTCAGCTTCTGCTAGCCGAGCGATCAGCTCTTCCAGCTGGATATCGGAGAGCCGAAGTAATTCGTCCTTTTCAATGTCAAAGATTGCCACTTTTAAACCCTATAAAAGATATTGCGACCATAGAAAAAGTTGCTCTTAGTCTAACCAATGAGGGAAGAGATGTCCGCTGAACATTTACAATTAAAACCATCCACTTCAATTGGTTAAGATGTTCTGACTCAGAACTGTGATGTCGATCATACCTACTTTTACGTAGAGCTATCAGTATGTATGAAACTAAGGTCTAGTATGAACAAAGGACAGGCTCATGCTTTATATGACTGTGAGGTTAACGAGCATTCTAGGTGCAAAAAGTTCCACTAACTTGATGATTTTTTATTCTTGAGGTGGTTTAGTGCGAGTTTAAAAATTTGGCTAATGTTTAAGATCAATAAATAAGTCCTGATTTTTTACTCTTTAGCAATTTTGTTAGCATTTTGTGTACATTAAAAATGAATTTTTAATATTAGTTTTTTTTAGATTTGGTTGTTTAAAATTTTATTGGGTGGAGTACCAATATGAAATGGATAAAAGCACTTAACCTTCAGCAATGGGCAGATTCTATTCCTGCAAAAGTTATTTTTCCAGCACTAATCGCTGATCTTATACGTGCAACGGCTAACAGTATTACTGAAATTAGATTTCCTAATGGTGATAAGGGACAGGTTAGAGGTTATGACGGTGTACTTAAAGCCGAGGGGGTGGCCCCCTATGTTCCTGATGGCGACTCATTCTGGGAATTTGGTGTTAATGAAAAATTGCTTGATAAAGCTAACTTTGATTACGAAAAAAGAACACGCGAAGTTGCTCCAGAGATACGTCTAAAGACTACTTTTGTTTTCGCTTCATTAAGAACATGGGATAATCCTAAGGTAAAGCTTGAAGACTGGCTACAAGAGAAACGCAATAGTGGTAAGTGGAAAGACATCAAATTAATTGATGGTTCTATGCTTGAAGATTGGCTCGGTGTTTGCCCTGCTGTAGCTGCTTACTACGCTCGCTACCATCTTGAGCTAATGCCACAGGTTGGTGTTAGAAGCATTAAGGAGTTTTGGGATGAATTTTCCACTAAATTTAATCCCCCTTTAACTGAAGCAGTCTTGCTGGCGGGGAGAGAAAAGCAAAAAGAGCGTTTTCTGAATGAGTTACGAGAAAATGGTCGAAAAATATCTTTAGCTGCAGATTCTCCGGATGAGGTTATTGCTTTTGCGATTGCAGCTATCAGAACCACTGAAGCGGAACTTCGACATTCCTTTCAAAGTCGAGCACTAATTATTGATACGGATGATGCTGCAAGACAGCTTTCTGGAAAAAGAGGAATGATCTTCTTACCACGTGATCGAGCAAGAGCTTTAGCCGGTTTATTACAGCAAGCATCTATCACAGTAGTAAGTGCCGGAGCCGATGAAACACGAACTGATCACGAACTTCTGATCCGCCCAGATAGTATATCTTTAGGTAAGGCTCTTGAATCTATGGGGTTTGATTCAGATAAAAGTTATCAAATAGCGCGGCAGTGTGGCCGAAGTTTGTCTGTTTTGGCTCGCCAGATATCAAGTAGCACGGCTGAATCACCTGAATGGAAAGACAGCCCTGAGTTGCTCCCTGCTTTATTAGCTGGTGCATGGAGTACATGTTCAGAGAAAGATAAGTTAATTCTCAAGCAACTAGCTGGCTATACAGACTATTCTCAAGTTGAAAATCCATTAAGGCTATTAACAAAGCGCCGCGATTCTCCAATTGACCGAGTAGATGATATTTGGTCATTGCGTTCGTCGGTAGATGCTTTTGTACATTTAGGCTATTTGCTGGGTGAAGAACACCTGGAGCGTTTTGAGAAGGCCGTAAGAGAGGTTTTTTCCTATATTCCTGAACCACCAAAGGCCGAAGATCTGTTTGTACCTGACAATGGTATTAAAACGTCTTATAGCTCGTGGTTACGTAATGGAATGACAACAGTTTTGCTACATATGGCAATATTACATGAACAGGCCGAATTCCGGGTTACTGGTATGACACCCCAAGATTTTGTTAACAAAATAGTTCAGAGTATTCCGGGACTTGCTAACGACCATCGACTATTTGTTAGTTTGCGAGATCAACTTCCGCTGCTGGCAGAAGCTGCCCCTGGCCCTTTCCTTGATGCCCTTGAGCAATTGCTTAAGGGCAATGGGGAAATGATTGCTCCAATATTCAATGAAGATAAAGGGCTGTTAACTCCTCGAAGTCATTATCATGGATTAAAATGGGCATTGGAAGCCTTGGCTTGGGAACAAACATATCTATTACGCGCTGCAATCTGTCTTGCAAAACTCGCTGTAATAGATCCCGGAGGAACTTACTCAGATCGCCCTCTTAATAGTTTAAGAACCATTTTTCTGGCATGGTCTCCTAATACATGGGCACCAGTAAAAGTTAGAAATGCAATTATAAAAAAAATTATCACTATTGTTCCTAGTATTGGGTGGAGTTTGTTACAAAATCTCCTTCCTCGCTCCCATGATACCTCTGATCAAAACCAAAAAATGAAGTTCAGAGAGTCGGATAAAGATGTAGAAAAACTAACGTGGGGCGTTGTTTGGGAGGGGCAAATCTTTATTATCCAAGAAGCAATTAAACTTGCAGGTATACTCCCAACAAGATGGGAAATCCTAATCTCTCATTTAAGCTCATTCCCTGAGAATGCAATAGATGAAACACTTTCTCATCTTGAACTTTGCCTTTCTCAACAAACTGAAGAGGATCAGTTCATCGTATGGGAGGCTTTGCGTCATGAGTATTCTCGCCATAAAAAATATTCAGATGCGAACTGGGCATTTAAATTTGAGTCTATGGAAAAAATAGCGAAAATACTTGATAATTATAAACCAATTGACATGGTTAGAGCCAGTTTATGGATTTTCAATGATTGGGATTCTGATATTGAAGAGTCAATTGAAAATGCTGGCGGAATTTTTTCTTCTGTCGAAGAAATGCGAAGTGAAAAACTTAGGGAAATATACTTTACTTTAGGTTTGTCTGGGGTGAAAGACCTTTTTCAACAAGTTAATAATGTTTTTATTGCAGCAAGGCATATATCAGCACTCTCGTTGGATGAAGAAAAATTAAATGATTTGTTTGTAATGCTTATTAACAACAAAAAAAATATTGATGAAGTTTGTGGGTTGTTAATGCAATATGGTGTTGAATGCTTTGGTGCTGAATGGCTTAATAAAATAAAAGTGTATTTTAAACAGTTTAAAATTACCCCTGATAGGGCTGGGAAAATCTTAGCATCGTTAAGAGACTCACAAGAGATATGGAGCATTATTGAAGGGTTTGAAGATAACATCAACGAAAAATATTGGTTGCAAAAACAACCCATTGCAATGATGGGTAAAACTTCGGATTTATTTGTTCTTATGGATAAATATATAGAAAGGGGCCGGGGTCTTGCTGCTATTATATCAGCAAATCAACGCCTTTCTGAGATTCCATCTACAACACTTTTATATCTTCTAGATATAGTCGTTAAAGAAATAAATAGCCAGGATATCCAATTTGATACAATGCTATCGTACTATGTAAAAAAAGTTTTTGATGAACTCAAACAACGTAACGATGTTTCTGAAACAGATTTGGCATTTAAAGAAATGACCTACTTGCCTTGTTTTCCGGATAGCGATGAGCCACTTATCCTGCATCGTCTAATGATGAAAAAGCCAGAGGTTTTTATAGAAGCAATATGTATTGTATATCGTAGTGACGAAGATGAACAAACAGAACCATCGGAGTTGGAAGTTAAAAGAGCTACTTCTATATACAGATTACTTGAAAAATTACGAATACTACCAGGGCAGATAGACAATGAAATTGATCAAGATAAACTTGAAGATTGGTGTGAGAATGTACGCCATTTAGCAAAATTGCATCATCGCCAAGAAATCACTGATCATGTAATAGGAAAAATTCTGGCACATGCCCCTAATAGCTCAGTAGATAATTCCTGGCCACATGAAGCAATTCGGCACATCATTGAAATATTATCTTCTGATGAGTTAGAGCAAGGTATACAAATTGGTAGGTACAATAAAAGGGGGGTATTTGCTCGTATGCGTTACGAAGGTGGAAACCAAGAAAGGATATTAGCTGAGCAGTACCGAGAATGGGCAAATTCAATGCCCCACTGCGTCCGTACTTCTGCAATGCTATTTAGAATCGCTGACGAATGGGAATACTCAGCAAAAAACGCAGATATTCGAGCCGCAAAGGCTGATTTAAAATAGAAAGATTCAAAACCAAAATTAGAATAAATCATAAAAACCCTGCTTAAGAGCAGGGTTTAACTTCTTTCAGCGTCATTTAAAATTGCAGACCTTCAGGTTAATCTACCCAAAAACAGAACGGGTTTTAGCTACGACATGTCATCCAACTAACCGCATTGCCTTTATCCCTCCTTCAATCATACTACCGTGATCTGCAGCCATCACAAAATCAGCCCACCACTGCATCATAGGCCGTCGCTGCTCAAGATAATCACTACGGTTATACGCACGACGAACCTCATTCTTATCCACATGAGCAAGTGCAGCCTCAATAACATCAGGTGGAAATCCCTGTGATTAGACTTGAGATAAATGACAGGGAATAAGTGAGATATTTATGGGAAGAACTGGGTCAAAATGGGAAGAGACCAGGAGGAATATGCAATAACCTTACAGTATGTGAAAATCAGACCGGCCCGAAAAAAACAGAACTCGCTCCAGCCTGATTGCAGATATTACTCTTTTTTCTCCGTATCTACATCGGGTTCATCAGCAAATAGCTTGCCCTGCATCCGATCCAGTTCTTCTTTTCTTACCCGCTTAACCACGCTGTAGACCCACTGAAGCGAAACACCAAATTTGCGGGCCAGTTCATGGTGGTTACGTCCGTTAAACTCCCTGAAGATTTCCCGGTCGCGCTGACTGACCTTCCATACCATGCCCATCGGGAAATAAACGTTTTGCCCGCCCCAGACCTGCATCATGCGGTTCGCGACGGCCTGACCAATCTGGTCGGCAATTGCGGGCTCAATATCAATAATCTCGCGAACGGTTTCAGAGGTATGCTGTGCCAGTTCCACCAGGAGTTCCGGCCCTTTACTTCGAAACTGATTCAGGTCGCTCATGTTTTACTCCCGCAGCTCTGTGCTGCCACTTCTTCAGTTTCTCAATAACACTGCTTGCCTGTTCAGTATTGAGCCAGCGCAGGGCGCTGATGCCCGTTTCCCGCTTGATCCACCGCGCTAATGCATTTTCTGAACGGTCACGAACAATGCCGGCAGCAGCCATTTCAAGCCATAGCGCACGGATTTTCCTGGACTGCGGATGGTTATCCAGCGGTAAACCGGAGCTGGCTTTTCTGGCAGGCTTAACGCGAAAGCCTTTCCTTTTCATGGATTCCAGCACGCAGTTTAGTTGTGTGGTATCCATTCCTTTGGTTGAGGCTTTACCGGTCAGCCCCTGTAACATCTGGCGGTAGGTGTCTTCATCCATACCCAGTTCATTACGGGCAATATGAATGAGCTGGATAAGACGTTGTTTAGTCATCATCGTTGCTCCTTTTACCTGCGCCACCGATATAATCGACATATAAAGGAAGCGCCACAGGCCAGCACAGGAACATCACCGACCAGCTAATCCAGTAGCCGGCACCACTGTAACGTGAATAAAACCCTGAACGGCGGTGCAGTTCAGCAGTACACCAACCGACAAAACAATACCAGAACAGGGCACATACAACAGATTCAGCCGTCATTCTGAATATCCCCCCAACTGATATGAATATTACGGGCAGCAATGACAGGGTCGTTATTCCACCATGCACCTGACATGTATTTTTCAACCTGTTCGCGTCCGGCAATAACACCAATTGTGATCCCCGGCCTGACGTTCTTAAAAAAGGCGCGGGCAAAAAGGTATCTGGCAGATATTCGGCAGGCTTTTAATTTCCGGCTGTTACCTGATAGCGTAATCATCTGGCCTCCAGTTTCTGTTGTTCCTGCCCACTGACCGGGCGGTGCAGTCTGACGTTCTGCCCTTCACGAAACCCCGCATAGCGCGAGGCGTCGCCATTGCGGCTTCTTCCCGGTTTACGCGCCCTGGTGGTTTGCGTCTGCGGGTATTTATGTTCCAGCCACTGCTGCATCAGTTCACGTTCGTCATCGGTCAGGGCGAAGGACTGTATTTCACTGATAACGGCCAGCACCCAGCCTTCAGCAAACTGGTCACCACGGCTGGTACGGGTGGCAGTTTTTATTCTTTTGTTCTGTGCGCTGATATACTGCTGACGCGCCTTTTTCAGCTGGCGGGCCAGCACTTCCCAGGTGTACGCAGCCAGTGCGGCCCGTTCCCGGTTGCCGTAGAACCCCACACCCGGATATGTGCCGGGGTGAATTATGGAGTTAACACCAAATGCCTCGCGGATGATGTTCATCAGGCCCAGCATGTAGCGCGGTGGACGGAGACTGCCTGTCGGCCAGTAATGACTGATGGTTTCATCAATATCACTCATGGCAATGTCGGAATGTGTGATGCCGTGAACATCCATCAGTTTACGGGCGCGGCGCAGTGCCAGAGCAGCCTCATACGGGTTGCCGGATGCTGCCAGCGCCAGCAACTTTTTCAGTTTTTCAATGTGTTTATCCAAGTCTGTCATTGTTCAGTATCTCCGGTGTACATGACGCCCAGCCGTGCGGCAAGGCGTTCCAGTTTTTTCTGTTTGTGGAAGTCAATCAGCCGGTCCATCCCCTGAAGGCGCAACTGCTCTGTCATGATTTCCACGTCTGCCAGCTCTGCCGCGAGGTCACTTTCACTGCCCTGTCCGTTCAGGTTGCGGGCAGCACAGGCTGCCAGTTCAGCGGCCTCTTCTGTCAGTTTCAGGGCCTGTGCGTCCGGCCCGAAACGCTGCAGGGCCAGACGGTAGAGGGCGGTGCGGGTGAGTATGGTGTACCGTGTCATGCTGCGCCCTCAGTGCTTCCGGCTGACGGTGATGTGCAGACCGCCTTCTGCAGTGGTTTCCATCCGGTACGGCACCTCATGCGCTGCCGTGTGGGTTAGTGTGTTCACCAGTACCTGCAGGGCAGCCGCCTTTCCGTTGGTCGCCACAATGGCCTGAGCGGTCATGCTGATTAGCGCCGTCAGGACGTGCTTCACATCGGTGAGGTCGCGGCATTCACACTCGTTGACATAGTGTTCAACAAGGGTTCGGGGGCGCTGTCGTGCTTCCTGTGGGGTAATCATTGCGAGTCCTCCCTGTCAGGGCGGGAGAATTCCATGACGGGCACGTCTGCCGAAAAATGCTGGCTGCAGTACGGGCAGACCAGGGTGACGCGTACCGCAGGGATGTGGTATTTACCGGACATCACGGCGATGGCGCTGTGAAAACGCAGGGCTGTTATATCCCTCTCGCACTGAATACATTTAAATATCATGATTTAATTCTCCTCTGTTTCCGGCGTGCAGAAGCCCGCGGCGCTGACGCCGGAATAAAAAAGAAAATGTTTTTATTAAATAATTAACGTGGTGTGTTTACTGCACATCCTGTTCAAAAGGAATTATTGAAAAATCCTCAATGTCGCTTTTAATGGAAATACCGGGAATATTTTTCACGGCCTCTTTTTCATTCAGGATAGCGTCTTTATTTATTTCCTCTTTTACACGAATAAAGCGCTCAAGCCCCAGACGTCTCAGTAATTCAATAACATTATCCGCCCCACGGATACTGACTGATGGCGGACGGTTTCGCCACTGCACCTCGCCGGTGGTGAGGTTAGCGAACTTCACCTTCCCGTTGCCGGTCAGTTCATCACGGTGTGCCTCACACCATGTCTGAATACCGGACTGCAGTTCGGCCATGCGTTTTTTCAGGCTCTCGGTGAGCGGGGCATAACGTGCGGTGATATCGCCAATGGCGTCATTCATTTCTGTTTCAGCCCTGACCAGTTCACGGTGTGCGTCACCGAGCAGTCTGATGCCCTCAATGACCTCTTCACGTGTCCCCGGCACCCAGAGTGCTGCTGCGGCCTTGATACGTTTTGCACCTTTTGTACTTTTTGCCATTTTTTATGATTTCTCCAGTTGTGCTGATTACCACAAAGATTCCGGCCACACGACGCGACAGCCGTGCAGTTCGAAAACGCCCTGACGGAAATATCCCCTGTGGTCATGTCCGGTATACAGATAACAGGCCTTTCCCTGCTCAAGCATGCGCATGCAATGCGCACTCCTGGAAACACGGATGACAGGTTTGTTACCCCTGATGGTGATGCTTTGTACATCCGTGTTCGTCGCCTTAAGCGCCATAATGGCTGACTGCACTTTACTGATTTGCTGGTTGATACCTGTGGTGGATTTCATTATTAAACCCCTTTGACAACGTCAGCGTTGACCTGTGGAACCCCGATTTCAGCGGCCAGATTCATGGCGGCTATTACCAGGTTACTGACGGCCAGCGGATACAGCAGGCTGACCATATTTTTACTATGACTTCCCGGATTGCTCAGGCGGGTACGTATGGCATCCACTGCGCTGGCGTCCATAATGTCCGTCAGTTGTTTACCGGCCCGTTGCAGTTTGAACGTCAGAAATTCTTCAAGGTGATTGTCCAGAGGCAGAAGTTCGACCACCTCACAGCGCTGAACGACTTCGCGGACTTCCATGTTGCGTTCAGACAGTTTTGTCGCCAGTTCCGGCTGGCCAATCAGCACGATGGACAGCAGCTTTTTGAAACCGGACTCCAGCTCAAAAAAGCGTTTGAGGTGTTTCAGTGTCGGAATGGGCAGACTGTGAGCCTCCTCAATCACCAGAACGTGGCTGAACCCCGCCTGGCTGCTGTCTTTCAGGACGCGATGCAACTGGCGAAAGCGGGCGTCCTGACTGCGTCTGATGCTTTCCAGTGGTGCGATGGTACTGATAATGGCTTCGGCAATCGCTGCTGCCTTCAGAGTTTTCCCTTTCACATCGTTGTCTTCCATAGCGATGACGTATGGCTCGATAACAATTACCGGCGCATTCTCGCGGTTGATACGTTCAGTCAGGTCGCGGCGCAGCGTGGATTTACCCGCACCGGACTCACCGATGACGGCCATAAACCCACCATGACGGGCTGTCTGGTACAACGCCTCACGCACGTAGCGAATGTCCGGGGTGGTGAACACATCATCAGAACCCTGCATGGCTTCGTCGGCGAACGGGTCACGGAAAAGACCAAACGCTTTTTTGGTTGCTGGAAATAACACCTGTTTTTTGAGTAACATATTCTCTTCCTCACTGAGGCTCGTTTTATCTGTGGTACCCGCTGTACGGGGCGTGGCCGCGCCCTGTACAGCATCAAAACTCTTCGTTGTATCAATCCCCTGACTTTCCAGCCAGGACGCAAGACGCCGGCGCACTTCTCCGGGGCTGGTGCGGGGCCACGCGTTATGATTCACAATCTGGGCCAGCGTGGCCTCAGAAACATCGACAGCTCTCGCCACCACCGCCTGTGGAATACGTGCCTCTTTCAGTTGCTGCTTCAGTACCAGCATGTTTCCCTCCTCAGTTGCCGTTAACAATGCTGATAACGCTGCTGCGGGCCGGCGTGGTCAGCGTGGCCATGACTTCATCCAGTGCGGCTTCCGGTACGCCGTCCGGGTACTGTGCCGTTAACTGGCGGTAATGTTCCGGCGTCCAGGTAAGGCCGTTGGCGCTGAACTTCCCGCGCAGAGCTTTCGCGGCCTCCACATGAGTCATGGGACGCTGTTCAGTGCGCGTTCCGCGTACGTCAGAGGCCTGGCCTCGCTTCGGCATATAGGCCGGAAGTGTGGCGTCATCAATATGTTTATACGGGTCAAGCCGCCCGCCGAACGGCAGCGCCTTCGCCTTGCGTGCGGCAGCTGCATCTGCGGCGTTGTCTGTACTGGTGACCAGCGCTTCGGTTTCTTTTGCCGCCATCTGCGCCGGGGTTTCCGGCAGGGCTTTGTAACTTTCGCCAAATACCGCCGCGCCTTCAGCAAAGCCAAACTCGTTCTTTCTGACCTCTTCGACCAGGAAGAACGTCTCGTGGCCGTCCTCACCGGTCAGAACCACCTGTGCCACATCGCTGCGCCACGGGTTACGGGTAATCATCAGTTTTTCACCGACCAGTACGCCCGGTACCGTTGATACGTCAAATTCAGTGCCCCGGAACGAGACACGAAGTTTTGGCGTGACTTTGCGGAGTTCTGGTGCCGCCACAGCCAGTTCACGACATACCTCAACGGAAGGCGCTTTTTTCAGCTGCTCAGCAGTAATCTTCAGCCAGATATCCGTGCGGGTTTTACCGTGGCGGCTGTGAACAGCCGTGGCGTTAAAGTGGCTGCGCCATTTCGCGGCCAGCGCGTTGAGTTCTTCCAGACTGTGAACCGGCCGGAACTTCAGACCCGGCTCCAGCTTGCGTTCGATAATGTCACGCGCCTTTTCCACCTGTCCGGTGGCGCGGGCGTTATGCGGCTTGTGCGCTATCAGGTCAATGCCCAGTGAGCGGCACATGTTTTTCGTCATACCCGCGGTGTTTGCCGAGCCGGGGTCGAGATAGAGTATTTTTGGCACGCCGTGCAGCACGTCTGCGCCGCCACGCTCCTGCATGGCGTTGATAAGCACAGAACACAGGTTCTCACCGGATTCCGCACCCGTCACATACTCAACGTAAATCCAGCCGCTGGCATGGTCGGTAATCTCGTAACTCCACACGCGGTCACTGGCGATACGGGCAAGGTTAGCGGGTTTGTTCTTGTAGAACTTCGCGCTGTCCATCACCTGCAGCCCTTTGTGTCCATTGCTCAGGTAGTAAAGCGTGCAGAGCGAGGCATCAATCTGCCAGACATGATTGGGATGCAGACTGGCCACTTCGGTATGCGGCGCAGGGGCATCCAGTTGTTCCGGGTGCAGGCCATAGTTACGCAGGGCACGACTGATGGCATCTTCGGACAACGGGAAAAACTCACCGGTGGTTTCATCTGTTCTGCCTGCGGAGATAAAGCCGTTAGCCCGCAGGGTTTCCACTGCATCCGCGATGGAATAGAGACGCTTACCGTTCTTGCGGGTGGCCTCACGTAGTGTGGCAGATATCAGCGCGGCTTCGTCGCGGGTCAGGGCGCTGCGCCCGGCATCGGCGCGTTTTTTGCGTTTATCAGTCACAGATACCTCCTTCAGCCTGCGCAGCAGAGTGGCGCGGGACATGCCAAGTTCAGCACAGGCAGCGTCGTATATTGCACCGCGTTTACCATGCCCCGCGTCACGTGCCGCGCGGGCGACATAAACCAGTCGTTCAGTCAGGGCAGCATTCATTGGTTATGCCTCCAGCCCGTTAATCTGTGGCGTCGGCTCAGTCAGCCATGAAGGCGCTGCATTGCCTGTTGGCTCGTCCGGCAGGTCAAATGTGGAGCGCAGGCTACGCGCTGTGCTTTCCAGTTGACAGACCAGGCCTGCCATGAAGTCTCTGGGGGTATCAATCATGTTTTCAGCACAATATGCGCACAGTGTCTCAAAAGCGCTGGACAGTCGAACGGCGATAGCAGATTCCGCCTCAACCGCTAATGCTGTCACTTCCGCCCGCAGCTTCTTAACCTCCTCATCAGGCTCAGGCGGCTGAATACGGGATTTCTTTTCCAGTCTGGTAGAGAGAGAATCAATTTTTTCATTTTTATCGGCGAGTACGCGCTGTTGTGCTGCGTTGGTTTCGCGCGCTTCGCGCAGGGCCTGGCGAAGTTCGCGTACTGACATGCGATCAACGTCGTCAAGCGTCAGGCCGGCAACAGTGCCACCATCAGCCAGTTCGGCAAGGTTTTCATCGTCTTCCGTCATTAACTCGAATAATTTGGCTTTTCCTAAAAGCGCAAACGTCTGCGCTTTTGACTCAAGTTGTGGTGATAAATATTTTATTGATGCCTGCATCATTACCTGTGCAGTACGCTTTGACATTGATAATTCAGACTCGACAATATTTATGAAATCACCATGTGGTTCATTTTCTTTCAGTATTATCAGTCGTTTACCTGCCTCTAGCATGGCCTCAGCACTTTGTGCCATATAAAAGCGTGCTTCGTGAACAATGCGATCACGTTCATAAGGCAGACCATCGCCGAACTGCTGCATGATCTCCACGCGGTGTTGTGCCATGGTATTAAGACTGATGTTGAGATCATCAGACAGCGGCACCTCAGCATTCAGATCAGTGGACATTGGTGATTTGGTACGTCCCATTGATTACTCCTTATAAACGACTACCTGAAATGACACGTTGGTTGATTTCGTTAATACGATCCTGCGCTCGTGCCATCTCGTTACTGTGAGCCATGGCGATCTGCAGTAACTGGATGCCCGGTGCAAAACGTCCATTCTCCAGTTTCAGGGCCAGCCCTTCTTCAATGAGGGTGTTGAGTGCCCGATTAATGTTTGCTGGTGACTCGTGCAGTGCTGCCGCCAGTTCACCGTTGGAGATACCGTTCAGAGCGTGGCCACGTAACGCCTTAAGAACACGCAAAATACGGGTACCTGCGCTTGATGTATTTGGTTTATTCATGACACCTCCTTAAGGATACCGGGGGTAACTTCTTTACCTATTGCAACCGATAGATCTCGCAAAATCCGATAAGTCAAACGACCACGTGGTAGTTCACTTTTACCAGCCCAGCGACTGACTGCCTGTGTGACTGTTCGTGGCTCATAGCCTGCGTTAAGCGCGAACTGGCGCAAGCTACTGCCTCGTTCAACTAGTCGTGCCCGAACTTGTTGTTTATTCATATGCGGATAGTTCCAGTTGGGTTATCATGTACTCAATATGAATAAATGTACTTATTCAAAATAAATAAATCAAGTGGAATTACGCAAAATGAATAACAAAGATGTTAACGCTGTGCTTTCCCGGTTAATGTCACTATTCCAAGCAGAGAATGATAGTGAGTTGGCAAGAGCGCTTAACGTCAACAGGCAGACACTTGCAAGTTGGAGGAAGCGTGATTCTGTGCCTTATGCAATTTGCATAAACATCGCAGAAGAAAAGGGGGTTTCTTTAGATTGGTTGCTAACAGGTAGAAAACAAGGTTTATCAAAAGAAGTAGACGTAACTCCGACGCAAGTGCAGTTTAGCCAAGCTGACCTTACTATGCTTGAGCTTTTAAAGCAGCTAGACCCCGAGGTTCGTAACGATCTTCTGCGAGGCGCTGCGGAAAAACAGCGAGTGATCGAGATGGAAAAACAACTGAAGGAATTATCCGCAACGATTGAGCGGTTAAAAAATGTGGGTTAATCTATTCCCAATGAGAACAATTGACAAGGTTATCAAACCTCTTCGTTATATGCGCTGATTTAAACAGTAGGATGTGCTGTTTGCACTAACCATCTGAACTTTCCGCGTTAAGGATTAATCGTATGAGTGGTGATGTGAGAAATTATCGTATTGAGTTTCATCAGCTATCGTTTAAGGCCACAGATCAGCTGGCAAATCTCGGAGATTCTTTTCAATCTGTAATTGATAAACAGAGCCCTTCCTCTTCAAACCATGAGGGTTTTACTAGAGAAATTTGGGGGTTGAAAAAACGCGCGGATGGTTCTTTTAGTGGAGAGTTGAGAAAATTTCGCAACTCGAACATTCCAGATAAAGGTGCACCAGGGAAACAGTCTACCCCTATTCCACTTGCCAAGGATGAAGGGATCATTGAGCGCAATTTCTTTGTATTCTATCCCCGAATCAATGTTATAGGTTGGCACTATAATCATATGGCTTGTGGTATAAGCCGTTTTAGTGCATTTCTTTCAACTATCTTTGGTTCAAAGGTTAAGCCCGCACCTTTGCTGGAAAAAGATGCAATCGCTAGGCTTATGAGAGGAGATGTCAAAATGAAAAAAATCCAGTTGACGATTCCTCGCCCCCGTAATCCTGAGTTTTACCCTGATACTGATTTCAGTCAAAAGACACTACAACTGCTTGGTGATGCAGGTGCCGATACAATGCAAATTGTAATGGGGATTAATACTCGCCGTGGCGATAGTGATGGTAGGCTTAAGCAGAATATAAAATTTGCTATGCAAGAGTTAGTCGAGTTTGGGGCGAAAAAGGCTGTAATTGATGTGTTCGATGCTGATGGTGTTGTCCATCCTGTGGATTTGATTGCCGAGCGTATTTCGTCCTATCAATCGGTGGTTACTGACGCTCGTTTCCCTCCAGCCGAAACCATGTACCGTCTAATCGATACTGCGTATGCTGAAAACCGGGAGAGTATCAATGCATATATTGGAGAAGATGAACTCGGCCCTATTGCTTAGTTTATTGATTGGATGTGGGATTGGTTTTCTCTACTGGTTCAAGTTGCCCCATATGCCAGTAGCCGCAATCCCAAACTTCATGACTACATTGTCCAGTGTCTTTGCAACGTTGTTAGGTTTTATTATTACAGCAATTGCACTACTTGCATCATTGCTTGATAAACCGTTACTTAAAAACATGCAAAAAACCGGACATTACAAGCGTCTGATGACCGATGCATTCTACACTTGCTTAGTTTTGCTAGTGTTGGTGTTGACATGTTTGATTGGGTTGATGCTGCAAAGTAAGCATCAAGAGATTGTAGCCGCTATCCTCATTGGGCTTGTTGTTATGTCTATGTTGTGTTTATTACAAACAGGTAGGCGATTATTCAATATAATCAAAGTGATATCATAACAATGCACCATCAGGTGCATTGTTATGCAAGACTACTTACCTCCTTCTGAGCCTACTCTAAATTACTTACAATAAGTTCGCGCCGTAGTGTTCCCTTTCCTGCAAGACTGTAGTTGACCTTCACACAGTGAATGTTCAGACCGTTAAAAACCTGCCGCATTTCCGGGATATCGTTGACCGATATAATCATCTTTCCTCTGATGCAACGGGCCAGCTCTGCCAACCGCGAGTAGTTCCCTTCAGGAAAATCCACACCATAGCCTTCCGTACCCAGGTACGGTGGGTCGCAGTAGAACAGCGTGTGCGGACGGTCATAACGCTCAATGCACTGTTGCCAGTCCATGTGTTCTATCACCGTTCTGGAAAGTCGCAGGTGTGCCGCTGAGAGCTCTTCCTCAATACGCAGCAGGTTGAAGCGTGGCGGGGATGTGGTGGAGGTGCCGAAACTATGCTCTGCCACCTTGCCACCAAACGCCTGCTTCTGGAGGTAGTAGAACCGTGCTGCACGCTGGATATCCGTCAGGGTTTCCTCCGGGGTGATCTGCAGCCATTTGTAGATCTGCCGGCTAACCAGCGCCCATTTGAACTGGCGGACAAATTCTTCTAGGTGATGCTTTACCACCCGATACAGATTTACCAGTTCACCGTTGATATCGTTAATGACTTCGATCTTACCTGGTGTCTTAAGAAAATAGAGCGCAGCTGCGCCGCAGAACGGCTCCACATAACATTCATGCGCTGGAAACAGCGGCAGAATGTGTTTTGCCAGGCGGCGTTTGCCCCCAATCCATGGAACGATGGGTAATGTCTGCATTTTCATAATCTGTAAGCCTTTTACAATTACTAAAAATATGGCAGGCTAGTCTGGTCTCGCGAGACTGACTGAACCTCGGTCGGCTCACAGCCACTTCTGTGGGACGATGGCCAGTCCGGCTTTCGGGTGCCGGGCTGGTCGTTCTTTCATGATGCGGCAGGAATGAAGTGATTTCTGTTAATGTGGTTTAGAGGATATCGGGGTGCTATGGATACAAACGCTTTATTAACAGCTCTTGGCTATATCAGCAGTACTGCTCAGAAAATAATAAAAGAGCGTGATCAAATAAAACAGGCCGCTTTGACCAGTGAATTACAGAGTAAAATTATTGAAGCACAGGGGCAGTTCTTTGAGGTAACGAGCAAGCTAGGAGAACAGCAAAAAACCATTACCAATCTGGAAGAGAAAATTCGCTCTCTGGAAGACCTTCTTAACTTTCGCGGTAATTATAAACTGACGTTACTGAGTGAAGAAAAAGGCTTCTATGCTTATCGTTATACGGGAAACGATGAAACTGAACATTATATTTGCCAGACTTGTTTTGATTCCAAAAACCTGAAAAGTATCCTGCGTATACGGAAAGACAGTTTTTGCATGTGTCCGGTTTGTGGTCAAAACAGTGCTGTATGGTTGAAAGGAGAGCCAAATCCAGTTCGTATCAGGTCTCGTAAGAGGGATGACTTCTATGATGGTTTTATCTAGTTGTTATCCACGGTTTTATACAAGTAATCCTGTGGGTGGTGTGTTTTTATCATCCACAGGATACCGATAATATTTTTACTTTTCTGTAGATTTAATAACCTTACATAATTCCATTAAAACCAGCTCCTGATCGTATAATACGAACAATGCAGCAATTGCGGCATGTACAGCATCGGGCAGTATCCAGGGGTTCTTGCCTTCGGGACATATAACTTCCAGCAGTGCATTCGTCAGGCAAATGCGCTCTTCACTATATGATAGAGTTACCCGCTCAGTGTATTCTTCCAGTCGGATAATTGTACCTGCCCGTGGTTTCTGCCATGTGCTCAGATCATCCCCACTCATACGGCGCTCATTCTCCACGTCAGCAGCATCGACAATGACGCTGTTTCCGGGTTCCTGTTTCACCATCTCTTCTATCCGCGCCAGTACGTAACTTTTACCGCTGCCCACAGGACCGGACACGGTGACAGTGATGACCGGATTCAGTGTCTGCGTCATATCGTATTCTCCTCTGTGAATAATTCATCGTTTATCCTGCACATCCCGTATCCCCGGCTCTCTTAACGCGCTTTAAAATCCTTTGCGCCCTGTATTTGTGATGCTGTCTCCACCAAACGAGGAGACACACATGAAAAACCTGAAAAAATTCATTCCCCCTGTTAAAAAACCTCGCCTCAGCGGCTGGCTGCTGACCTCAGTGCTGTTGCTGGGTACCATCGCTCTGGTCTCGCCACAGCAGTTGCCTGTTGTGATCTACAAGCTGGCACTCATCACGCTGGCAGCAGTGCTGGGTTACTGGCTTGACCGTTCGCTCTTCCCCAAAGCCCGTCCCGGCCAGTACCTGAAACATGACGACAGGCTGATGGCTGAAGGGCGTTTCCCGGTACAGACCGGCCTTCACCTGGTGTTTTCTGCTGCGTTAATCCGCCGTGCACTGATTGTTGCAGCGGTCTGCCTGGCTGTGGCAACAGGACTGTGACCATGAACTGGCCTCAAATCACCCTCATTATTCTGTTCGCCTTTGGTCTGGGCGTAACCGCCATCAGACACGGAGAACCACGTAACGATAAATACAGCTTCTGGTGGCAGCTTGCTGGCAACCTGGTGATTGTCTGGCTGCTCTGGTGTGGCGGCTTTTTCAGCCAGGCATGCGCAGCGCAGCCCCCGCAGGCTGCGCTGCAGTATCGCGATGATGTGATCCGTAATGCCCGGCTTGAATGGGGACTGTCTGCGCCGGTGGCCGATTTCGCCGCGCAACTGCATCAGGAAAGCGGCTGGCGACCTGATGCGGTCTCGCCGGCTGGCGCTCAGGGACTGGCGCAGTTCATGCCTGCCACTGCCGACTGGATAAGCCAGTTGATACCGATGCTGAGCAGTCGTGAGCCGTTTAATCCGGCATGGGCTATCCGGGCGCTGGTCAGCTATGACCGCTGGCTGTGGCAGCGTGTCAGCGCCGCCAACGACTGCGAGCGTATGGCCATGACACTGTCGGGCTATAACGGTGGTCTGGGCTGGGTACAACGGGACAGGCGGCTTGCATCACAGAAAGGTCTGGACAGCACCCGCTGGTTCGGACATGTCGCCACGGTGAATGCCGGACGCAATGCGGCCAGCTGGCGAGAGAACCGCCATTATCCGCAGCGCATCCTGCGCGAACTGGCACCGCGATATCTCACATGGGGAGGCAGCAGTTGTGTGGCATCTGGTTAAAAAGCTGCCGTGGCGCGGCATTCTGCTGGCCATTCTTATCAATGCCTTTCTGGTCGGCCTGTATGCCATGGGATACAGAAGTGGTCATGACTCTGCAAAGCGTGACGGTGATACCGCGCTCAGTCAGTTGCAGTCAGCATTTGACGCGTACAAAACGGAGCAGGCAACGCTTGAGAATGCTGCGCTGCGGGCCTGGGCCAGACGGTATCAGGAGCAGGTGGCCGCCGGGCAGCGGGCTGAAGCCGGTTATCTTGAGCAGATTGCTCAACTGGAGAGCCGGAACAAACAACTACAGGGGCAAATTAACGATGTCACACAGCGCTGGATTGATGAAAAAGGTAAGAGCCATCCCATTGAGTGCGTGTTTACTCGCGGTTTCGTGCGCCAGTACAACGCCGCACTCGGATATGACAACGCATCCGTCGACACCGGTCATTCAGACTCAGTTGCCGCCGCTGGCACCCGCTCTGGCACAGCGACCGGGCAACCTGAAACCACTGACACCCGGTTACGCGATTCAGGTGTCTCCCAGCGTGACGTTCTCGCCAACATCATCGACAACGCAGGACAATGTCGTCGCTGGCGGAACCAGATAAACGCGTTACTGGATGAACGGGAAGGATTACAGAAATGACACTGCAGGTTGAATTCTGGACGGTGGTGAGTTTTCTGCTCACCTTCATGGGGTTTGTGGGAGGGCTCGCCAAATGGTTGTTCAGTAAAACAGAAGAACGCCAGGCGGCACGATTCGCCTCCCTTGAACAGGCCCTGCAACAATCCGCCTCCAACTGGGGCGAGCTGGAAAAAGAATTTATGCGATTTAAAGCGGATTTACCGCTGAATTATGTCCGTCGAGAGGATTATATCCGTGGCCAGACAGTCATTGAGGCCAAACTGGACGCGCTTTATAACAAACTGGAAGTGGTACAGCAGTACCGCAATACCGGAGGTCAATAATGGTCGATATTACCCGGGTACGCCGCGAATCCCTGCGCTGGAGTCTGCTGGTTGCCCTGAACAAGACCCGCCCTTACACCGCCAGCGAGACGCTGCTGCTGGATGTGTCCCGTGCCATCTACCCGGACACCACACCGCTGGAACTGCGCCGCGAACTGGATTATCTGGCTGACCGTAAAATGGTTGATCTGGAGAAAAAACCTTCTGGCGACTGGTTTGCTGACCTGACCCGCCTCGGCGTAGACCTGGTGGAATACACCGTGGAATGTGGTCCGGGTATTGCCCGCCCGGAAAAGTACTGGAGTGAATAATGGCCAGACGCAGCACAATAGAAAAGCTGCCGGAAGACGTGCGCCGCTGGCTTGAACGGGCGCTGACTGAATCCGGCTTCAGCGGGTATAACGAGCTGGAGTCCCTGCTGCGTGAGCGGGGGTACGTCATCAGCAAATCCGCTATCCATCGCTATGGACAGAAGATTGAGCGCCGCTATGGTGCTATCCGTGCGGCAACAGAAGCGGCCCGCATGCTGACCGAAGGCGCAGCAGACGATCAGGATGCGCGTTCGGAGGCTGTGATAGCCCTTATTCAGACCGAGCTGTTCGAGAGTATTGTCCAGTTGCAGGAGGCGGAAGAAGGCGAAGTCGATCCTAAAGAACGCGTGGCCCTGCTGTCGAAGGTGGCGAAGAATGTGGCTACGCTGTCCCGCGCGTCCGTCAACCTCAAAAAGTTCCAGTCTGAAGTACGGGCCAGAGCGCAGCAGGCAGCCAGCAACGCCGAGAAAATTGCCCGTAAGGGGGGACTGTCAAGCGACGCAGTACAGGCGCTTCGTCGCGAGATTCTGGGGATTGCCACATGACAAAATCATCCGGAGTGATTTTAAACGCCGCTGGCGGCGGCCCCGAAGGGATGAGTCCCATGGACGGGAGGAATAACCTTGCTCCCGTTTTGCCTGATACCTCGGCGCTGGATGCCCCTCCCGTTCTGTTGCCTTACCAGCAGCGCTGGGTGGCAGACACCTCTCCGCTTAAGGTGATAGAAAAGAGCCGTCGTACCGGTATTACATGGGCTGAGGCATCCGATAACGTACTGACCGCCGCCTCTTCTGCGCCAGCAGGCGGGATGAATGTGTATTACATCGCTTATAACCAGGACATGACCGTCGAATACATTCAGGCGTGTGCGATGTGGGCACGGGCATTCAACTATGCGGCCAGTGAAATTGAAGAAGGATTCTGGGAAGAGGACGACGACGACAAACACATCAAGACTTACACCATCAAATTTCCTGACTCCGGCTTTCGTATTGTTGCGCTCTCCAGCCGCCCGTCTAACCTGCGTGGCCGTCAGGGTATTATTGTTATCGACGAAGCGGCGTTCCATGAGCAACTGGACGAACTGCTGAAAGCGGCGCTGGCGATGCTTATCTGGGGGGGAAAGGTACGCGTTATCTCCACCCATAACGGTGACGACAATCCGTTCAATACGCTTATCGGGGATATCCGTGCCGGACGTCAGGGAGGCAGCATACATCGCATCACTTTCCGGGAAGCCGTATCTGAGGGGCTGTTCCGGCGCGTCTGTCTGCGCACCGGGAAGGAATGGTCGGAGGCATCCGAGCAGGCCTGGATGGCATCGGTGTACAAATTCTACGGTGCCGGCGCATCCGAAGAGCTTGACTGTATTCCGGCCAACGGCGGCGGTGCCTGGCTGTCCCGTGCCCTGATAGAGTCCCGCATGTCCGCTGATACGCCGGTATTGCGTCTGACCTGCAAGGAAGGTTATGAACTGCTGTCTGATGAGGTTCGCTTCCGCGAGACGCAGGACTGGCTTGATGAGTATCTGAAACCATTGCTGGAGGCACTCCCCACTGATGCCCGCTCTTTCCTGGGGCGCGACTTTGGCCGTAGCGGTGATTTGTCGGTGGACTATCCCCTGCTGCAGGAGAAGAACCTGGTACGACGCGTGCCATTCGTACTGGAGCTGCGTAACGTGCCGTTCAGACAGCAGGAGCAAATCACCTGGTATCTGATGGATGGCCTGCCCGGTCTGCTGGGTGCAGCGTTTGATGCCCGTGGTAATGGTGCCTATCTGGCTGAATACGCCATGCAGCGCTACGGCTCCAGCCGGGTTCAGCAGGTGATGCCAACTGAAGGCTGGTACCGGGAGCATATGCCTCCGGTCAAAGCTGCACTGGAAGACGGTAACCTGGTGGACTTACCAAAGGATGAAGACACACTGGATGACCTGCGGGCCGTTCAGGTGGTGAACGGTGTCCCCCGCGTGCCGGAACAACGCTCAAAAGCAAAGGCTGACGGTGGTAAACGCCACGGGGATTCAGCCATCGCACTGGCGCTGGCGTATTTCGCCAGCCGTGAAATTAACAAAGGGCCGGTGAAGGCAAGCTCACGCTGTCGTCGTCAGGCGGCCCGTATGCTGGAGGGATTCTGATGGCAAGGGGTATCTGGGTTTCACCCGATGAATTTGTTGCTTTTTCTGAGCCTCAGAAATCACTGACCGCGCAGATTGCCTCCCGCAGCCGCGCGATCGACTTTTACGGACTGGGCATGTATCTGCCCAATCCTGATCCCATTCTCAAGGCTCAGGGACGGGATATCCGTATCTACCGCGAACTGCGCACCGACCCGCTGGTTGGGGGCTGTATCCGCAGACGTAAAGCAGCGCTCAAATCACTGGAGCGTGGACTGGAGCGCGGTCACGCTTCTGCCCGGGTCTTCCGTTTCATCCGCGACATGCTCGACGATCTGGATCTGTCCCGCATCATCGGTGAGATGAGTGATGCCGTGCTCTACGGGTATCAGCCCTGTGAAATCATGTGGGGCCGTTCGGTCAGGGCGTGGGCAGTGACGGATATTGTCGGCAAACCGCCTGAGTGGTTTCAGTTTGATACGGACAACTGCCTGCGCTTCCGGGCACGTGATGCGGGTGTGGAGGGTGAGCTGCTGTCACCGTCAAAATTCGTGGTGCCGGCACAGGATGCCTCGTATGACAATCCTTACGGTTTCCCGGACCTGTCCATGTGCTTCTGGCCGGTCGCCTTCAAGAAAGGCGGGATGAAATTCTGGCTCCGCTTTGCCGAAAAGTTTGGCTCCCCGTGGGTGATCGGTAAGCACCCGAGGGGTGCAAATGATGCAGAGATTGAAAAACTGCTGGACTCCATGGAGCAGATGGTGGAGGACGCGGTGGCCGCCATCCCCGATGACAGCAGCATCGAACTCAAAGCCGCGGATGGTAAGGCGGACAGCAGCGAGGTATTCCGCGAGCTGATCACACTGTCACGCAGTGAGATCTCCATTGCATTACTTGGTCAGAATCAGACCACGGAAGCGAACAGTAACAAGGCCTCTGCACAGGCCGGGCTGGAGGTAACGGCTGATATCCGCGATGCGGATGCGGACATCATTCAGGCAGCAGTGAATCAGGTTATCAGAACGGTGGTCACCCTGAACTTCGGCGATGTGCCGTGTCCGGTCTGGGCCATGTGGGAACAGGAGACCATTGATGACACCCGCGCCACCCGCGACGAAAAACTCACCCGCGCGGGACTGCGCCTGACCCCGCAGTACTTCATGCGGGAGTACCAGCTGCAGGAGGGGGATATTGACCTCTCTGATGCACCGGTTGCGGACGGGGCAGTGCCTGCGGAATTTGCCGAGGCGATAAGCGCCGATCATGATGCACAACAGCAGCTTGACGACGCGCTGGACATTCTGATGAACGGAGGTGTGTTAAATGGCACGCTGGAACCCGTCCTGGCACCTCTGTTTAAGCGGGTCGAAAATGGGGTTAACCCGTCTGAGCTGCTGGGCGAACTGGCGGAGCTCTACCCTCAGATGAACACGGACGATCTGCAGGAACGGTTGGCCCGCATTCTCTTTGTGGTAAATATCTGGGGGCGTCTGCATGAGCGTGACAACGGCTGAACTGGCGTACTGCATGACGCTTCCCCCGAAGCGGGCAATCAGCTACCTGAAGTCCAAAGGGTATCAGATTACCTGGGACTGGGAAGAAATGTGGCAGGAAGCCCATGCCCGCGCCTTTACCGTCGCTAAAGTGACCCGCCTGGATATCCTGGAAGATATTCGTGGGGCACTGCAGCAGGCTGTCGATGAAGGAAAAACCGATCGCTGGTTCCGACAGGAGCTGGAGCCGGCGCTGAAGCGCAAGGGATGGTGGGGACCGCGTGACACGGCTGACCCGGTAACGGGTGAGCCGGTCACCATTCAGCAGGGCAGTCCGTGGCGGCTCGATACCATCTTTCGCACCAATATGTCCGTACTCTACAGCGCCGGTCGTTGGGCGGAACAGATGGAAAACGTCGACGACAGGCCGTACTGGATGTATACCGGCATCAACGACAGCCATACCCGCAGGAGCCATCTGGCGCTGCATGGTCTGGTGCTGCGCTGGGATGACCCGTTCTGGCAGGCATTTTACCCGCCGAACGGCTGGCGCTGCCGCTGTAGTGTGATTGCCCTGAGTGCGGCGGATGTCCGTGCCCGTGGCCTGAAGGTTATCAGCTCCGGCTCTGCCATGGGCCAGGAACTGAAACTGGTCTCAGAGAAAACCGGCGAAATGCGGAACGTGGCCACCTTTAATACCGGCACCACGAAGGTGACCACCGACGTCGGCTGGTCTTATGCACCGGGGGCAGCATACCGTCCCGACCTGGCCTGCTATCAGGGTACGCTTCAGCCACTGGCACAACAGGAACTGAGAGGATAACAATGGCTTCCGATAACCTGGTCAGTATCACCATTAACGATAAATCCCTGCGCCGGAGCCTCCGTGCGCTGGATCTTGCTGCCACAGACCTGGAGCCCGCGATGCGCAAAATCGCCGGAACCCTGCTGGCGGAAACACAGTTTAATTTTCTTGATGAGGGGCGTCCGGGGTGGATGCCCTCGCTGGCAGCGGAAGAACGTGACGGGCAGACACTACAGGATACCGGGCGTCTGATGGGGTCAGTATCAACCGACCATGACGACCGGCAGGCTGTTGTGGGGACCAACGTTGTTTACGGTGCCATTCACCAGTTCGGGGGTAAAACGGGGCGTAATGAGTCTGTTGAACTTCCGGCCCGCCCGTTCCTGCCGGTGACGGGGGATGGAGAACTACAGCCTGAAGTGGTAATCCCCATCCTCGATACCATTGTCCGCCATCTTGAATCAGCGGCCCGTCGCTGAGTTTTCTCTCTTCAGGCGGGTGATTTATCATTGCCAGCGAATGAGGGGCTGTATTACCTTTATAAAGGCTTTACAGCCTCTGTTTTATAACCGCCTCCGGTTCACCGCATTGCTTTCCCTGTCCTTCTCCCCTGATGTTTTCTAAAGCAGATTAAAATCGCCGGGCCTGCATTTCTCACAAACTGTCTCCGACAACATAACGCGGGACAGCAAAATGTCAGCCATTCACATTTTTAAAGCCGGTACTCATACCGATATGCACGGCAAAAAACTGCCGTTCACGCCAGACGATCTTGCCGCCTGCGTGAAAGCCTATGACCCGTCCGTCCATGAAGCACCACTCGTGATTGGTCATCCCAGAACGGAAGACCCGGCGTGGGGCTGGGTGAAAACCCTGTCGCTCAGCGGTGTCGATCTGATGGCAGAGCCTGCCCAACTGGACCCGCAGTTTGCTGAGATGGTCACCGACGGACGATTCAAAAAAGTGTCCGCCTCTTTCTACCTCCCGGATTCACCGTCCAATCCGAAGCCCGGCGTGCTCTACCTTCGCCATGTGGGCTTTCTCGGGGCACAGCCACCTTCAGTCAAGGGGCTGAAACAGGTGTCCTTCAGTGAGCAGGAAGAAGGTGTGGTGGAGTTCGCCGACTGGCAGGCCATCACGAATGCCTCCCTGTGGGGAAAGTTGCGCGATTTTCTGATCGCCCGCTTCAGTCTGGACGAAGCAGAAAAAGTCCTGCCGGAATGGCAGCTCAACAATCTGCGCGAAGAGGCGTACCGCGACACAGCGTCGCAGGATGCTGCAGGTGCGCAATTCAGTGAGACAGGCCGGGTGCCGTCTTCCAAAAGTAACGAGGAATCATCGATGACAAAAGAAGAGATTGAAGCCCTTCAGGAGGAGAACCGCCGCCTGAAGCAGCAGGCTGCTGATCGCGATGCGCGTGATGCACAGGTCAGACAGGAGCAACTGCATAAGGACAATGTGGCCTTTGCAGAAAAACTGGTCGCAGAGGGCCGTCTGGCTCCCCGCGCCTCTTCCGTGGTGGTTGCCCTGCTGGATGCCGTCGCCGGTGGCGACAAACCGGTGGAGTTTGCCGAGGGAGAAAGCCGTACACCGCTGGCCACCGCCTTCCGTTCGTTGCTCTCCGACGGGGAGCCGGTGATGAACTTCGCCGAACAGGCCACAAAGGATCGTGTCGGCGACGCGGTGAAGGTGGATGTGGCGGAGTTTGCGGAAGCCGATCCTGAACGTCTGGCCCTGCATCAGAAAGCAGTGGCCCTGTCGAAAAAAGAAGGCATCAGCTATGAGGCTGCTGTCGCACGCTGCCTGTAATTTAAGGAGAGAGCATGTCTGATTACTTAAAAGGTAAACGTGTCGTTGATCCTGTACTGACCAGTATCGCCCGTGGCTATAAAAATGCTGCATTCATCGGCGAACGTATTTTCCCCGTCGTGCTGACGGACAAGGAAGGCGTGCGTGTACCGACCTTCGGAAAAACCGCCTTTGTGGAATATGACACCGAGCGTGCTGTCGGGGCGGACAGCAATATTCTGGTCCGTGAGAAAACCGGCACGCTGGACCTGGTACTGGGTGAGCACGATCTGGCTGCGCCAGTGGACTATCGCGAGCAAGCGGAGTCCATGTTTAACGAAGAGAGCAAGGCCATCCGTCGCGCCACGAATGGCGTGAACCTGCGCCGTGAACTTATCGCTGCCCGTCTGGCCCAGGATGAAAAGGTCTACCGTACCGGGCACGTCAAAAAACTGACGTCCGGCGACCGCTGGGCCGGTGGTAAGGGTGACCCCATCGGGGTGATTGAAGCCGGTATGGAAGCGGTCCGTACTGCCACGGGGCTGCGTCCTAACCTGATGACCATGGGTGCCGGCGTGATGGCGCTGCTGAAGTTCCACCCGGCAATTCAGGCTGCCATCGGAGCCAACGAGCGCAAGCGCATCACCACGGAGATCCTGCGGGACCTCTTTCAGATCGAAGAGATCGTCATCGGAGCCCCTGTCTCCCTGCCGTCCATGAAAGCGGCAATGGATAAGGACAGCGTACCGACGGATATCTGGGGAGACAACCTGCTGCTGCACTACGTCGGCAAGCCACAGCCGGGGGCGGACAGCGCGGACGAGAACGAGCCGTCCTTCGGCTACACCCTGCGTCGTAAGGGAATGCCTGTTGCCGACAAATACAACGGAGCCGGCGGCAAGGTGAAGTACTGCCGTTATACCGATATCTACAAAGTCGCCGTGGTGGGTGGCGATGCAGGATATCTCATCACCGGTATCAGTAAATAAGGAGGGCGTTATGGGAACCACTCAGCAGGTCATTCTGACCACGACCATAACGGCAGGGGCACCACTGACACAGCAGCGTTTTGTCGGGGCAGATAATACCCCCTGTCAGGCCGGTGCCGCAGCGCTCGGGGTTGCCGAAGTGGATGCTGTTACCGGCGACAGCACGCCGGTGAGCGTTCTGGGCATTATTGCTGTCGAGGCCGGGGCCGCTGTCAGCCGTGGTGTGTCTGTACAGTCTGATGCCAGTGCCAGAGCCGTGCCGCAGGCTGGCGACGGTAAATCCTGTGGTATTGCACTTGATGAAGCCGGGGGTGAAGGCGACGTCATACGTATCCTGCGCGGGGTGTGACATGTACTGCACCCTGGAGGATTTGCTTGAGCAGGTGCCGGAACGAACGCTGATCGAGCTCACCAGTGAAGAGATGGACTTCGACTCGCCTGCGACAGTGAATACCCGTGTGGTGGAGAGCTGTATCCGCTATGCCGACGAGCTGATTGATGCCCATCTGCGCGGACGCTATATCCTGCCGCTGGCGGAGATACCGACCGTTCTGCGGGACATTGCCATCACGCTGGTCCGTTACCGGCTCTACGCCCGCCGCCCGGAAGGTGATCTCCCGGATACGGTGAAGGATGACCACAAAGAAGCGCTGCGGCAACTGAAGGAGTTACGTGATAACAGGCTCACGCTGGGGCTGCCGTCCACTCAGAAAGATGTGCCTGAGCCCGGAGAGTTTCGTGTACGCAGCCGCCCGGCCACTTTCGGCGGTCGTGACGGCTTACTGGAGAAATACTGATGAACGTTCTGCCCGTCCTTGATGCGGTACTGGCCCGGTTACGTGAGAAGCTGCCGCAACTGCAGGTGGAGTACTTCCCGGAGAAACCGGCTGAATATCGCCTGAACCATCCGGTTGGTGCGTTGCTGCTGAGCTATGCCGGTTCGCGTTTTGACAGGCCGGATGATACCGGTGCGGTGATTCAGCCTCAGACTATCCAGCTCTGCGTCACGGTGGTCTTCCGCCAGCTCAATGGTAAAAGAGGCGCGATTGACATTCTGGATGCAGTCCGCCGCATTCTCGGTGGCCACACACCGCCCGGGTGCCGCCGCCGTATCTGGCTGACCCGTGAGGTGTTTATCGGCGAGGTCAGAGGGCTGTGGCAGTACGCCCTCGACTTCGCGACTGAAAGCGTCTTTATCGAAGACAGCGATTTACCGTCCGGCCCGCTGTTAACTGAAGTGAACTATGAGGAAAGCGAGTGATGAAAGCATACCGCTATTCCGGCCCGGCCAGCGGCGTCACGCTGTCGGACGGAACCGAAATCCTGCTCTGGCCGGGGAAGACAGTTTCCCTGCCGGAGGAGCATGACTACGTGAAGGTACTGGTGGCGCTGAAGCATCTGACGCCGGTATCTGAAGAAACTAAACCCGCCGGCACACCGGCTGTGCAGTCACCAAAGCGCAGGAACGGCGGTGACAGCGAGGTGAAAACGGAGGACGCCCATGGCAGCTAACTATCTGCATGGCGTCGAAACCATTGAAGTGGAAAACGGTGCCCGTCCGGTTAAAACGGTGAAATCTGCCGTTATTGGCCTGATTGGTACCGCACCAATGGGCGACGTCAATACGCTGGTACAGTGCCTGTCAGAGAAAGACGCGGCGGCATTTGGCAGCCAGTTCACCGGCTTTACCATTCCGCAGGCGCTGGATGCGATTTATGACCATGGTGCAGGCACCGTTCTGGTCATTAACGTACTCGATCCGTCTGTGCATAAAACCGCTGTGGTCAGTGAGAATGTGTCGTTCGACAAGGCGACAGGCAGAGCCCGGCTGGCTAATCCGGTGGTCGCGCAACTGGTACTGAAACCGGACAGCGACGGTCAGCCTTATGTTGAAGGTCAGGACTACTCGCTTGATGCACAGACAGGGGTGATTACTAACCTGGGTAAAAGCATTGCTGCAGATGCAACGGTGAAGGCCAGCTATAACTATGCTGATCCAACCAGAGTCACCCCGGCTGATATCATCGGTACCGTTAACGCTGCAGGCAACCGTACCGGCATGAAGCTGCTTAACGACAGCTTTAACCTGTTTGGCTACTTCGCCAAGATCCTGATTGCTCCGGTATTCTGCACCCAGAACAGCGTCTCGGTTGAGCTTATCGCCATGGCTGAGAAACTGGGAGCAGTAACCTATATTGATGCGCCGGTTGGTACCACTTTTGCGCAGGCTCTGGCGGGACGTGGCCCGGAAGGCACCATTAACTTTAATACCAGCTCTGACCGTGTTCGCCTGTGCTACCCGCATGTGAAGGTATATGACCCGGTGACGAACACGGAGCGTCTGGAGCCACTGAGCCAGCGTGCGGCGGGCCTGCGTGCCAAAGTCGACCTGGACAAAGGGTACTGGTGGTCATCCTCCAATCAGGAAATTCTGGGGATCACCGGCGTGGAGCGCCAGCTGTCGGCAATGATTGACGATCCGCAGAGCGAGGTGAACCTGCTTAACGAACAGGGGATCACCACGGTATTCAGCAGTTACGGCAGCGGCCTTCGTCTGTGGGGGAACCGGATGGCAGCATGGCCAACGGTCACCCATATGCGCAACTTTGAGAACGTTCGTCGCACCGGTGATGTGATCAACGAGTCCATTCGTTACTTCAGTCAGCAGTACATCGACATGCCGATTACTCAGGCGCTGATTGATGCACTGACGGAGTCGGTCAACGCCTACGGTCGAAAGATGATTAGTGATGGTGCCCTGCTGGGCTTCAACTGCTGGTTTGATCCGGCCCGCAATCCGGAGACGGAACTGGCCGCCGGTCACCTGCTGCTGAGCTACAAATACACGCCGCCGCCACCGCTGGAGCGGCTGACGTATGAGACTGAGATCACCTCGGAATACCTGTTAACCCTGAAAGGGGGCAACTGATGTCAAAGATTGAGATAAACCGAATCACGAATGCCAACATCTATCTGGATGGTACTAACCTGCTGGGACGGGCTGAGGAAGTTAAACTCCCCGATGTCTCCATGATTATGCAGGAACACAAGGCGCTGGGGATGGTGGGTAAGGTGGAACTCCCGGCTGGTTTTGACAAACTGGAAGGCGAAATCAAATGGAACAGCTTTTACCGCGATGCGATGCTGTCTGTCGCGAACCCGTACAGGTCGCTGGCACTGCAGTGTCGCTCCAGCGTCCAGCGCTACAGCTCGCAGGGGCTGATTGACGAAATCCCGCTGGTCACCTTCCTGACGATTATGTTCAAGAAGAACCCGCTGGGGACGTTCAAACAGCACGAGAACGCCGAGTTCTCCAGCAGCTTCACCTGTACGTATATCAGACAGGTACTGGATGGTGAAGAGCTGCTGCAACTGGACTATCTGGCCAACATCTTCCGCGTCGGTGGCGTTGATCAACTGACTGACTATCGAATCAATGTCGGGGGCTGACGGTGAGTGTTGAACTGACTGACAAAGGAGGCGATGTGCGTCACTGGGCATGTCAAATGGTACGTGGTTTACCCTCCTTGATATTCCGGGGGTGGAGACCCTCTTTAATACCCGTAAAACCAATGACCCGATTGACTGCACACGTTCAAAGGCCCGCAAACTGGCCGATTTGATTGAAGCATGGGAGCCGCCCGACCACTGGTTCTCCGGCACCGGCAAATCTGAGGGAAAGGCGCTTCTCATCGCTTTCCTGCGTAACTGCAAGGGTTTTCGCACTTGCTGACATCACAGGGGCTCCGGCCCCTTCTTCTTAATCCCCTTTAATATCCGTCACGTCCACCGCCAGACATACTGCTCTGAATTTACAAAGGAGTATGATCATGTCACAGACCCAGTCCGATACTTTTACGCTGTCTTATCCTTTCACCACTGCTGCAGGTACCAGAATTGAACAGATTGAACTGAAACGCCTGACAGTAAAAGACCTGAAGCAGGTGCGCAAAATCAACAAAGACCCGGCAGACTGGGACGAACCACTGATTGCCCGTAGCACCGGTATCCTCCCGGAAGACCTCGATAACATGGATCTTGCCGACTATATGGAGCTGCAGAAACGATTTCAGAAAATCACTGGGCTGGGCAAGAGCGACAAAAACACTGATGCAGGCGCAGGGCCTGCTGGCGAGATGGTTCAGGTTTCAGCCGGGGGAGATTGATGCCCTCGATACTGACGATCTGGAGATGTGGCTGGAGCAGGCTGAAGAGCAAATCAAAAGCGAGTTCGGCGACAATCAGTAACAACGTATCACTTAACAGCCGCCAGTCGCGGCTGTTCTGCATGGGGTTCAGACACTTCCCTTCCGTTTTTTTGCTTTCAGAGGATAGCCACCGTGGCCAGTGAATTTTCAGTCGGCGTCATTATTGGCGGCATTGTCGGGAGCAGCTTCCGCTCAGCCGTCAGTGGCACCCGACGCGCCCTTGATTCCCTTGGTGATACCTCCCGCCGTCTGCAGGAACGCCAGAATGCCTTAACCCGGGCAACAGAACGTTATGGTCAACTGGGTTCTTCCCGGATGCAGCGTCTCAACAGCGAGTTGCTGCGGGTAAGCCGCACCATGGAGCAAATTGAACGTCAGCAGCGCCGTCTGTCAGCAGTATCAGCCACCGGTGATGCGTTGAAGGCTAACCGCCTAGCGCTCTATGGTCAGGGTGCAGAAACCTATGCTATTGGCAGAACGCTGGGCGCACCGGTCATGGCCTCGGTTAAACAATATGCCTCGTTTGAATCACAGTTACGGGATATCAGTGTCACAGGAGACCTGGATGCAAAACAGGAACGTGCAATTGGCCTGGCTATCAGACAGGCCTCGCTGAAGGTTAACCAACTGCAGGAGTCTCTGTTAGGGGGAGTCGGACAATTAGTCGCTGATGGTATGGCCCCCGAACGGGCAGCAACGTTTGCAGAGATGCTTGGAAAGACCGCTACAGCAACCAAAGCCGATATGACCGACCTTGCCAAAATGACTTATGCCTTCAGCGATGCACTCAGAATCACTGATGCGAAAGAACTTGAACAGGCATTTGGTATTGCGGCAACAGGAGCCAAACTTGGGTCATTTGAGCTGAAGGATATGGCAAAAGCATTACCCGGTATGGCTAAAGCCTTCGCTGCTCGTGGTATTTATGGAAAAGATGCGATTACCCAGATTGTTGCCAGTCTGGAGGTCGGTAAAGGTAGTGGCTCTGCAGAGGAAGCGGTCACCAATATGTCCAACTGGCTGGCAGCAATGGGCCGCGGAGATACCATCCAGAAATATGCTAAAGCCGGGGTGGATTACCAGGGGTCAATGCAGAATTACGTCGCTCAGGGTTTTTCGCAGTACGAAGCTTCACTGATGATTGCCAACCGTTTTATCGACAGTAAAGGCAAAGCGTTTTTGCAGCAATGGAAAGCTGCAGGAGCAAGAGGCGATCAGGAAGGTCAGCAGAAACTCATGGAGTCATTTGGTCTGGCTGAGGTCTTTACCGATATTCAGACTGTCAACCATTTACTGTCAATGCGACAGGGCTGGGATAAATACCTTTCCAGTAAGCAGGAAATGAATGCTCCGGCTGCAATTTCTACCCTGGATAAGGATGCTGCAAAGCAGAATGATACGCTTGAAGGCCGCTGGCGCAGAATGCAGATCGGCTTTAATGATTCTGCTATCAGCATCGGGCAATCCTTGCGTCCGGCTTTGCTCCAGTTGGGTGAAACATTTATTCCTTTAATGGACAGTGTTGGCAAATGGATAGCGGCAAATCCGCAGCTCGTCAGCAGCACCATAAAGGTTGTGGGCGCATTACTCGCTTTCAGGATGGCCACTATCGGTCTCAAGCTTGGGCTGAATCTCCTTCTTTCCCCCTTTGTAAGCGTCTGGAAAAATGCTGTTTTACTTCGGGCCAACTGGCTTCGTCTGACGCTCGCACTGGGGGAAGGCGGTAAACTCCGCTGGCTGGTGACAGGCTTTGGTGCTGTCGCCAGAGGAGCCAGAACACTGGGTGGTGTGCTCTCAGGGGGGCTGGTTCGCGGAATTATGAGCGCCGGGCGTGCCGTTCTCTGGATTGGCCGGGCGCTGATGATGAATCCCATCGGTCTCGCTATCACCGCCGTCGCGGCAGCAGCTTACCTTATCTACCGCAACTGGGGCGCGGTCAGTAGCTGGTTTAAACAGCGCTGGGCTGACATTCAGGAAGCCTTTAACGGCGGTATCGCGGGAACTGGTAAACTGCTGGTTAACTGGTCTCCGGCAGGTCTGCTTTATAAAGCCTTTGCGGCTGCGCTGAAATATCTCGGCGTTGATTTGCCGGCGAAATTCACCGACTTCGGTGGTCATCTTATTGACGGGCTGATAAATGGCATCAGAAACAAATGGGCGTCACTGAAAACCAGCATAACCGGAATGGGTGACAGCATCAGTGACTGGTTCAGCGAAAAGCTGGGCATCCATTCACCGAGTCGCGTGTTTATAGGCTTTGGTGACAATATCGCGCAGGGTGCCGCCATTGGCCTGCAACGGACCACTCCGCTTGCTGCACTGGCCGGGCAGCGCCTGGCCGCTGAAATGACACCGGATGTTCCCCGTATCCCGTCGCCGGAAATCATGGCTGCCGGATATTCAGGCCGTGGCGCAACGGCAACCGGCGGTGGAGCGTCTGGCGGTATCCAGGTCAGCTTTAATCCTCAGTTTTTCCTCAATGGTAAGGAAACCGCAGCGCCTGCCGGGCTGGCTGGTGCCCTGAATATGAGCCTGCATGAGCTGGAAAAAATGCTGGAGCGTCTGCTGGCTCAGAAACAACGTAAGGAGTACAGCTGATGTTTGCCGTACTGGGTGATATTGAGTTTGAACTGATTACCTACTGGGACGGCTTCGAGGCCACGTTTGGCGTCGATTATGCGGAGCATGCCCGCATCGAGGGTAAACCCGGCCTGCAGTTCGTCGGCGACAGGCTGGACGAAATCCAGATAAGCCTGGTCTTCCATCAGCATTATTGTGTGCCCGACGTGGAGCTGGCGAGAGTGCGAACAGCCATGAAGGCCCATCAGGCACTGGCGCTGGTCTTCGGCAACGGTGACTATCGCGGCTGGTTCGTGATTACCGATGTGACCGCAACCAGCGAGCAGACAGACAGCACCGGTAACGTGCTGGCTGTCAGTGCCACCGTGTCTCTCCGGGAATACACCGGTGACCCGAAAAATCCTCTGCAACCGCCGGCAATACGCAGGCAGGTTCCCGGTGCCGGGGCCATATCTGGTGCTGTTCCATCGCCTTCCGGGGTGGCGCAGTTCGTCCGTAACGGCGTCAACTATGCGAAACAGGCGCAGTCTGTACTACAGACCACTATCAGTGCCGTTCGGGTGGCGCAGAAAATGAAGGGTAACCCTGTTGTCGCGCTGACCCGTGTACCGGGACTGATGAGCGGACTGGGTAATATATCCGGGGCTCTGGGGAAAAGTGTTCCGGCGTTTAATGCACTTTCTGAATCCATGCCCGATGCCATCAGTCTGGCCAGAACAGCCAGTGAGGCAGCCACGTATGTACAGCAGGCGCAGTCGGCGCTGAGTGGTGTGGACAAAAGAAATATTGCAGGTGCTCTGGATACCGTTTCCGGGCAGCTTAACGCCGCCGGCACAGCATTCAACCGCATGTCTCCGGGATTAAGTGCAATGGCCGCCAGAATACTGACGAGGAGTGTGTGATGTTTCTTGAACATATTACCCGTGACGGAGAGCGCTGGGATTCGCTGGCATGGCAGTACTACGGTGACCCGCTGGGCTATCCCCGGATTATTGCAGCCAATCCGCACGTGGCCATTACGCCAGTGCTGCCCTCCGGGTTGTTGTTACTGATCCCGGTGATTGAGGCTGAAGATGCCCGTACAGAAGAGGATATTGCCCCATGGCTGAGATAAACAGTACTGCGCAAGCCACATCAGCGTTAACCGGCGTCAGCGATGTGCTGACGCCGGTATTCACTCTGTGGTATCTGCAGAAAAACATCACCTCTGATATCGCGCCTTATGTCACCCGTGTGGTCTGGAGCGATAACATCAAAAATGAGTCCGATACCATTGAGGTGGAGCTGGACGACACCGATGGCCGCTGGCTGGATAAGTGGTATCCGGGCAAGGGTGACACGCTGACGCTGAAAATGGGTTATCAGGGCGAGAAACTGCTGTCCTGCGGTACATTCTCAATAGACGAGATCGAAGTGAGTTCGCCCGCGTCCGTTGTCGCTATCCGTGGGGTGGCCACCTCGGTTAACAGTGCTCTGCGGACTAAATCCAGCCGTGGTTTTGAGAACACCACGCTGGCAGCTGTTGCGGGGCGGATTGCCAGAAAGCACCGGCTGAAACTGGTGGGCAGCATTGAGTCCATCAGAATCGACCGGGTGACCCAGTATGCTGAAACCGACGTGGGTTTTCTGCGCCGGCTGGCCAGCGAGTATGGTTATGCAGTGAAAGTGGTCAGTGACCAGTTGATTTTTTCTCATCTGGCCACACTGCGCAGTCAGGAGCCGGTCAGGCAGTTAAAACCGCAGGATGTGGCCTGCTTTTCCCTGCGTGACACCATCAACCGGGTCTATAAATCTGCAAAGGTAAAACACCAGAAAAGCAGCAGTAAAAAACTGATCGTCTACGAAGCTGATGGTGGTACCCGTGAAAGCGACAAAAAGCTCAAAGGCGGTAAGGTTACCAGCGCTGACTCACTTAAAGTTAACAGCCGCGTCAGCGACCCGGACAGTGCCCGGATTAAAGCGGATTCAGCACTGGCCAGACATAACGAATACCAGCAGAACGGCTCCCTGACGCTGACGGGAACGCCTCAACTGACAGCAGGCAACAAAATTGAACTGGTGGGCTTTGGACAGTTATCCGGTCCATGGCTGATAATCACTGCCCGCCATGCGTTTGAGCGTAACAGCGGCTACACCACAGAGCTGGAAGTGGCACGGGGGCCAGTCACAAGAGGGAAAAAACAAAAAACTCAGAAACTCACGGTTTATCACCCGGATGGCAGTACATCGACGGTGATTAAGGAGAAGAAAAAATGACTGGTGTCACCCGTCAGGTCGGTACGGTCAGTGCCGTTGATGCCGACAAGGTTCAGGCCCGCGTTCGTCTGCCTGAATGCGATAATCTGCGCACAAACTGGCTTAACGTGCTGCAGCGCAATACCCAGGATAACAAGGATTACTGGCTCCCTGACGTGGGGGAGCAGGTTGAGGTGCTGCTCGATGCCAACGGCGAGGATGGTGTTATTCTGGGCGCGGTGTACTCAGACGTCGATAAACCGCCGTTCAGTGATAAAAACGTCCGGGGTACGAAATACGCTGATGGCGCGGAGTTCAGTTATAACCGCGCGACCCATACGCTGACGGTCAGAGGAGGTATTGAGCGTATCGTGGTGGAGGTTGCCGCTGATATCTCTCTCAAAGGGAAAAACATTGACCTCACGGGAGTTACCACAATCAACGGTCCCGCGACACTCAATGGTGATCTGGAAATCAACGGAAGCGCCCATGCAACGGGTGACATATTTGCTGATGGTCAGAACTCTAATCACCACTCCCATTGAACCTTCTTAAACGCCTTTAATATCGGCGCTTACTTCCCGGGGGCAATACTGCCTCCATGAAAACGACCTCAGTATTCTGGCAACCGGCTCTGCAGGCTCCCGGCGAAATTGTCCGGGGGCTGGATGATATCCGGCAGTCCATCCAGATCATCCTGCGGACTCCCCGGGGCAGCGACCCGCATCGCCCGGAGTTCGGCAGTAATCTGCACCTTTATATCGACTGGCCTGTCGACCGGGCCATTCCGCATGTGGTTCGCGAATCCGTCGATGCCATCAGGCGCTGGGAACCCCGCTGCCAGCTTATGTCGGTTAAACCCGCCGTCGACGGCGAACATCTTACGCTCCGGGTGAGCTGGAAAGGCTCAGACGGACAACCCCGTACTCAGGAACTGCTATGGCGCTGACAGAACCCGATTTTATTGAACGCGATGCCGATAAAATCACGGCAGAAATGATTGCGAAGTATGAAGAGGATACCGGAAAAACGCTGTACCCGGCACAGGCTGAACGTCTGCTGATTGACCTGTGGGCCTATCGCGAAATGCTGGTCAGGGTGGCAGTACAGGAGGCGGCGAAGCAGAATCTGGTCGCTTTTTCCCGTGAGCCGATGATTGATTACCTCGGTGAACTGGTCGGTGTATACCGCCTTGCTGCGCAGCCTGCCACCAGCACACTTCAGTTCTCTGTGGATGAGGCACTGGCCATTGATGTGCTGATCCCGGCAGGCACCCGCGTCAGCGCTTCCGACAGTATTATTTTTGCCACCGATACAGATGTGGTGCTGAAGGCCGGATTGCTGCTGGTCAATGTCACGGCCACCTGTACCGAGCCGGGTACCGCTGGCAACGGCTGGCAACCGGCGCAGGTCAGTCAGTTACTCGATGAGATTGATAACATTGACCTGCTGGTGACCAATCTGACGGCCAGCTCTGGCGGTTCAGAGCAGGAAGACGATGACCGGCTCCGGGAGCGTATCAGGCTGGCCCCGGAGTCATTCACCAATGCCGGAAGCCGTGGTGCATACCGTTTTCATGCTATGGGGGCGCATCCCGGCATTGTCGACGTTGCTGTTCTTTCTCCCGCTCCCGGCACTGTCGAGCTGTATCCGCTGCTCAGCACTGGTCTGCCGGACAGCAGTATCCTCACTCTGGTAGAGAGTTTCTGTTCTGACGAAAAAGTCAGACCACTCACTGATACCGTGCGGGCTAAAACACCTGTTCAGGTGGATTACACCATTGAAGCCAGGATTACGATCTATCGTGATCAGGATGCAAGGTTGGTAAAGGACAACGCTAACAGCGCCATACAGAACTGGGTGGCATCCCGTACCGCCACGCTGGGGCGCGATATTGTTCCCAGCCAGATTATCAGCGTGTTGTCCGTTTCCGGGGTGTACCAGGTCGAACTGGTGACACCGGCACTGAGGGTGGTGGCAGAAAACGAATGGGCAAACTGTACGGCGATCACTCTTAACATGACCGGGGTGTCCGATGGCTGAGGTGCTACAACTCCCGCCACCGCTTGAGGGTGATATCAGTCTCAGAACGCTGGGAAGACTGGCCGGACGGCTGGATAACATCGACCTGAGCGTACTGATGGTCGGTCTCGTCGATATTGTCGACAGTTCCGCGCTGCCATGGCTTGGCGAGCAGTTCTCGCTGTTCGGCGATGGCTGGGAACTGGCGGAATCGGACGATGTACGCCGCATGCTTATCAAATCCGCTATCGAGCTACACCGCTATAAAGGAACACCGTGGTCAATCCGGGAAATTATCCGCCGTTTTGGCTTCGGCGAAGTGGATCTGATTGAAGGTACGGGGCAGATTGGCTATGACGGCAGACACACGTACAACGGGCTTTTCGTCCATGGTGATGCACAAGCCTGGGCAGTCTATCGCGTCATCCTTCAACAACCCATCACTAACGATCAGGCGGCGCTGTTACGTCAGACGCTTGCTGCCTTTGCTCCGGCTCGCTGTCATCTGGCAAGTCTGGAATATCAGTCTGTCGCCATTCGATACAACAGTACTACCCGTTATGACGGTAGTTACAACCACGGGAGCAGTTAATTATGGCAAATCTACCCGAAACCCCGCAGTGGGAAGACGGCATCTACCAGATTGAGGTCTCTGACCCCGTTCTGGGCGGACCTGACGGAATTTCTAACCGCCAGGCTAAACAACTGGCCAGCCGAACGTCATACCTCAAACAGAAGGTCGAAAAAAGCGGAACAGACCTGGCTGCACATATCGCGGCAGTTGACCCGCATACCCAGTACGCGACGAAAGCCAGTCCGACATTCACCGGCACACCAACAGCACCTACACCTGCAAATGGTGATAACAGCAAAAAGCTGGCGACGACGGAGTTTGTGGCCAAAGCACTTGCGGCACTTGCAGGCTGCGCCCCTGAGACACTGGATACGCTTAAAGAGCTGGCTGACGCTCTCGGTAATGATCCAAACTTTGCGACTACGGTACTGAACAAGCTGGCGGAAAAGCTGGCTAAAGACCAGAACGGCGCAGATATTCCTGAGCCTGCGCTGTTTGTCAAAAACCTTGGTTTGGGGGAAGGCTCTGCACTACCTGTTGGTGTGCCTGTTCCATGGCCGTCAGCCACACCGCCAACAGGGT